AGTACCGAAGGTTTTCTCTATAGTGCTTTCAATAGGTGAAAGTTCATAAGAACCATAGGTCCCAGCCATCTTGTTAAGACCGTATGTCATGCCCCCACCGATAATAGGGAACATCATGAATGGGAAGGACAGGGCAGAAACAACACCCTGTTTTATTGCTTTCTCCTCGCGCTTTTTCTTATCATTGCTCCGGTCATTGGAAAGTGTGTAATTCATAATACCCTCTACAGTCATTGGAGCAATGAGCCCAAGAAATACCATACGGGTAAAGAGTCTTGCCGCATCCATCGGCCTTCCGTCTTCCATCTTTATCTGTGAAAGTTTGGCGTCAAACCACACTCTGTTAAACATAGCATTGAAGAATGAATAGAACGGCAACAGCAGTTTCGTACCTTCACCTCCACGCTGGATACCGGATAAACCCGCCTTGCTGGTATCAACACTTGACCGTCTTACCCAGCTGTCAGCAATAGTAGAAGCCTCTGCATCACTCTTACCCTCAGCTATCGCCTTGGTATACATGTGAATCCAGGTAGGATAGTTGACCGCCATATCCGCCAGCATATCACAGCAGAATGCGGCCTTGGCCAGCTTGGTCTTGTCTATACCCAGCACCGTATTATGCTCAAACATGTTATTGCGGAAGTCGGACATATTCTGATCCATGAATGAAGTTTTCTCCCTCATCATGGTAGAACGGGCATTAACAAAATCCATCTTCTCCAGAGGATTACCAAGGTAAAACTCTGTCATGCCTTTGATAACATTGCCCGCGCCCATCTGCCATACCGCAGTAATAACATTCTGAGGAAGGTCTATTACCAGAGCCTTTGCCCTGAATCCCAGCATTGCCACTGACATTCTGGTACGCAGTTCCCTTACACCTCTGTCAACAGCGGTAAGACTTTCCCGCTGATCCGCAGCAATATTAATGAGCCAGTCCTGTAAAGCCTTAGTAGTCTTTACGCCGAACCGGCTGTCTATTGCGCTGATAAAATCAGGATTCTTAATAATCTTGTTTACATCAATGACCGGCTTTCTCATTGCCAAGTCATAATTAACATTCTGGATATGGTTGGTAAATGCTGACCAGTTCAAAAGAAGAGGTCTGCTTACCCTTGCCACACGGCTTGAAGTATGGCCGTGACTGGTCATAGCGGAAGCTGTAGGGTTTGCCTTGAAAAGCGCATTGGCTTCCTGCTGGTTCATGGTAACAATGGATTTGCCAGGATCATACGCAATAGGGTAATACCCGCCTGTCATGTCCATAGGCACGCCATCCTTGGTCATAACCTTAAATGGTGTAGGCTCTACCATTTTCACATCAAGACCTGCACAGTCAATTTCATGCTGGCGGATTTCAGGAGCATAGGTGTTAAGGTAATCCCACACACCCTGCACCAGTTTCCAGTGCTTTTCCTCCATTACGGAGAATACCTGCATGGCCAGACGGTCTATCACCATGTTATCCATATCGGACATCTTCATGCGGCGCTGAGAAGGAGACTTGAAATAATACCGGAGTCTGTCCCGGTTTCCTTCGTTGCCCCAGTTCATGGCCATCAGCACAATTTCTTCCATGGTCAGATCATTAGGCAGGAAATCAAAATGATGCTTCTGGTCCTTCATAGCCTCAATGGATTTTCTGTCCCAGCCAGCATCTTTAATAACCTTAGTAACATCCTCAATAGACTTGGCATTCCTTCTTTGAACCTCATCAAGACCATTCTTGATAGGGTTGAAAATGTACCGCACAGCCGGGCCTTGTTCCTCTCCTTTATCGATGATCCGGAGCAAGGTTTCCGTCTTTACCATGGAAGCAATAGGAATATCAATAAGGCGGTTCAATCTTTCCCCGATAGTAAGAGATTCCTGCCCCGCTTCGGACTGCTTATTGTACCGTTTCTTAAGCCCCATTACCTTCTCGATAATTGAGGAGGTACGCTCCAGCATAGTTGCCTTATCCTGATCAGCGAGTGCCCTGTCCATGGTTTTTCCTACATGCTGCAGACTCTTGGTACCGTCCTTAAGATCACGGAACTCATTAAGGGATAAGCGGCTGTAGTGCTTAGGCTCACCCTTTACAATAGTTTCCGGAACCATAGGCACGAAGTAGTTTTCCCTGCAGGATTCAATAAACTCTTCTAACGGAACCGGCTTACCGCCATCCAATGGCTGTAGTGGTTCCCGTTTAAGCAGGCCATACTTGGCCATAAGGTTATCTATCTGAACATTGAATCTGTGGTCAATATTCTTCTCATCGAGTCCGCGCTTGTTGATACGACCAAAGAAGCGCATACCAACTTGGATTTCCTTTTCAGCACGCATAGCTTCCATGGCCATGGCACGCTGTAAAAGTTCCTCGTCCTTGAAGATAACAGCCTGGTCATAATCGCCCTTGGCCATAGCACGGGTTGCTTGTCTGCCAGCCTTGGTTGCAGCAGCCAACATCTTACGCCACTGACCAGCCTCAGATATGCGCTGGTTACCGATGGTATTCTTGGCCACCTCACGGGCGGCTCTAGCCTTCAGCTTACCCTGCATAACCTCGGCATCCTGCCTGCGGGTATCCCTTGCCTGTTTCTCCTTGGCCTTTTCGACAGCCTTGTCCTCATGCTCCTGTGCCTTGCGCTGAGTCTCGGCTTTTTCCCTGCCTTCAGCCATAGCCTCAGCAGTTTCCCTTTCATTCTTGGCCTTAAGTTCAGCTGCAGCATTCTTAAGAACCTCGGCCTCAATACCAATAGCCTCGAGGGATTTAGCCGACGTTACCATCTGTATGGCCATATCCTGAATATTACCCAGCTCTTGGTCCTTCCACTTAGCCATGCGTTCATTAAGGCGTTTATTGAATTCTGCAGTATAACTTTTACTATTAAGCACAGCCTGCCGAAGTTCGTCCCCGGATTTGAATCCTACAATATCCGCAATGTCATCAAGGGTCCATTGACCGTCTTTGGCGAACCAGCTTTGAGGCATTTCAGATACAGCCTTTTCACCGTACTGTTCTACGGCTTTTGCTCTATCAAGTTTTAAGCCGCCCCCGTTTTCTTTAACAAAATCCGCCCCCAACACATCATCTGGCACAGTACCGCCTTTTTTCTTGGCTTCCATGAGAAGCCTTGCAGCATAAAGTGGTTCCTGATGCATTGCTTCCTCTATGAGAGCAGAAGCCTTTTGGGCAGCTTCCTTTTCCAGCTTTTTGAACTCCGGACTGATTTCTTTCAGAACTCTTGCCCGCATTTTGGCCTGTGCTTCCTTGTGAGCATCCTCCAGCAGCTTAGTGTATTCATGCAGTTCCTTAAGCCCCAGTTCCTTGCCACCAAACAACCTCTCTGAGTTATAGAAAAGTTCGGCAGCATTAATCTGTTCCTCACTGGCAAGCATACGGTCAAAGACTCCACGTACATCGTCATTTATCGGGATAGCCTGTCTGGTCATCTTCTTGTAGATGTTCTTCATCCAGTTAGTGAACTTCTCAAAAACACCCACAAGCTCCAGTGAAGGGGCCTTACCTTCGGAAAGATAAGTCTCGTAAGCGGAAGTAATTTTCTCATGCTGAGCGGCTGTCCACACCTCCCCCTCTTTGGATTCAACAAACTTATTGAGAATTCCGAAGTCCCTGATAACTTCCTCAGAAGCCATGCCTCTTTCAACGGCCTGCTTGTAGAGGTTCACAAAGTGATGCATCATCTCATGAGAAAGAGTGCTGTAATCAGCATTCTTATACAATTCAATGATAGCCTTGCCCTGCTCTGGTGGGATATATGCGCCTTGTATTTTTTCTAGATCAGCAGGATTTTCAATATTGCTTTCATTTTTCTGAAAAACATGGTCAACAACCATCCTCCGAGATTGCTCATCAGCATAAGTAAATCTATTGACAAAATCTTGTGCATCTGTAATACTGATAGTACCAAAAGCACTTTCCTTGCCAGGAACCAAGACCCCAGAGATTCCAGCCGTTGTTTCGACTGGGGCTCCTGTGGCGCCGGAGCTGGATTCGGTTGGCGGAGTTCGCCGCCCGTCAAAGGAAAGTGCTTTTTGCATGCAGTTAGTGTACTGCTTGTTGCTTCTAGGAGTAATAGTATTTACAGAATAGTAATCTTCACCTAGAGATTCATCTCTTTCTAAATCCATCATAACATCGGCTGACCATTTATCGTTTAGCCGTTTTACAAAGTGGACTCTTTGTCTACCATCTCTTGAAATATTTACATAAATGAAATCATAGTTACCAACAATATCTCGAATAGATGATTCTGTACTATCATATCCACCGACCTTCTCTAAAAAATCACGATGCTTTTGAATATGTGCAAGACCGGACCCCCGATTGCTTTCTTGGTCTCCAATATGGAAACCAACAGATAAGCGAATAGGGGCTTTTTTTATTACGGTACCATCGTCTGCAGTTAAGTCCCTCGTTATATGCCCGTAATCCATTGATCCAGCTTTGGTTAAAACATAACGCCGGTTTTCTTGTCTCATTGAGGCTGATTGCATCAATGTCTGGGCGGCAGCGCGTTCCTCGGTAATGCGCTGCGCATCGTACATTTCCTTACGGGCCACAATCATATCGTCCATGGCCTCTGCTGCATCCTTATAGCCCAGAATCTTAAGGATTCCTCTTTCCTCAGCACGGGCGAACATGGAATGAATCATATTGGCCTGGCTCTCTATAATTCGCTCGGAGGCTTCTGGGTAAGCAGTGCGTACAAAATCAACTGCCTTCTGGTATACTGGTGACTCTTTATCAATCCCCTCACCCCTAGACATTTCTTCCGCCTGCTTCTGGAGCTCCTGGAAATAGGCTGTAGTATCCTCGATCTCACGGTCAGTATACTCGCCCAAACGAACATCCTTGGCAAGGCCATTGATATGCTCAGTACCGGAATACTCTTTCACAAAGTCAGAGGTCTTTATATTGATATCCTGTCCCTGCTGCAGGGCTGTCTGTAATTCTTCCTCAGACACACCCAGCTTCTTTGCTTCCTCTACAGCACGGCTTGTGTTCTCCGGATCTATCTGCTGGAAGTAGGCCACAAATTCCTTGGCAGGAATGCCAACCGTTTCCAGTTTGGAACCCTCGACCACACCATCAATTAATGCGCCAATGGAGTCCTTACTGCGCTTGGCTGTCTTGGTGTCCTGCACAGCCTTGTCAATAGCAGCCAACGCCTCAGCTGTAGTAGTCCTTGGTCTTGCACTCTCAGCAGGCTTAGGCAGAGCAGAACCTACAACATGACCGCCACCAATAGTAACGCCAGATAAGGTGACAGCAGTAGGCACAAACTCAGTAGTAGCAGAATAGATCTGCTCAAATGCTCCTGGTTCGTTGCTATGGTCAAACTCCAACCCGCTCAATTCCTCAGAGGTTTTACGCGCTGCAAGTTCAATGGCCTTGGTACCACCACCGAAAATGGCAGACTGTTCCACTGTGGATGCCGCCAAGTTCTTTATAAATACCTGCCATGCCGCCTGCTTGGTTTCAGGATTATTAAGCACTGCATCTGGTACCGCGCCCTTAAATGCATCCGCAATAACCGCACCGGATACAGGAGAGCGGGACAGGAGGCGACTCACACCACCTGCGCCCAAGGCGGCATTAAAAATACCGCTACCTAATGCGCCATAATACGCATCATCAGCGGTCATGTACTTACCATCTACAGATTTTTGACTGATACTCTCCAGGTACTGGTTACCCATAGCGCGAGTACCCATGCTGTACGCCATACCAGCGGTGAAGCCTTTACCAAATCCACCAATAGCACCGGGGATAGCTCCCACACCAGCTGCAGCTAAACCAACACCTCCACCAATGGCAGCACCAGCCGCGCCGCCTTCAAGGCCCATAATAAAATCATTTTTCATGCCGGCAATACCGCCAACAATAGAAGCCATATCCCAAGTAAACGGATTATACCATTTGCTTTCAGGATTGTAATATTTCTTGGACAGTTCTTCCTTACGTTTGTTGATATTCTCCAACTCCACCCGCTGATCCGCGCTTATGGTGGTCATATCCAGCCCATTGTGCATCATATCTCGACCTATCTCAGAACTTCTCAGTTCCAAGTCTGACAGTTCCAGATGATCCTTGATACTGGTAATGGTATTCTCCAGCCCAGCCAACGGGTTAATATCATCCAGTGATACCGCCATATTTTTCTGATCTGTAAGATATTTAGCTGTTGCAGGGTTATCCTCAACAAATGCATCCCAGTCCTCTGGGCTGTTAGCCTTGGACTTTGCAGCTTGGAAAGCTGCATCCATAATCTGTTTATTGGCCATACCGCTCTGGATAACATTGCGCTTGGCATAATCATCTTTAATACCAAGAATGTTGGTGGCCTCTTCCAGCCTTGCCGCCTTCTCCGTATCTGTATTCTGAATGATATTGCTTGCATATAAAGCAGAAACCCTGTCTTTGGTGGCCTTGTTATTTCTGTATGCATCAGCGAGCTCAGGAGAATAAGAATTTTGGGTAAATAAATTGCTTATGGTATCAAAGATTCCACCGCTTTTATTAGCTTCTACACGGCTCTTTACCTCATCAGCTGATACCTGGGCACCAGTATCTTTATCTATATAGATTGTTCCTTGCCCTGTTTGTCTAGCTATAATCGGCATAAAGCATTTCTCCTTTTAACTATCTTTTACCACCAAATCTTTAGTTGATTCATCGTATTCATATTCAAAATTATTGGAATCCAATATTTTATTTCCCTCTATTCTGAATCCTGAAGGAAGATCCGCTGGTCTTATAGAGGTTCCACTAAATGGGAGCCAACTGTCATTAACATTTTTTGCCGCGCCCTCATCCTGAACAAATGAACGAATATCAGCAATAGCCATAGGTGGTTCCGGTGGGTTAGCTGTCATTCTTCGTCTGGCTTCCTCGTTTAATTTCTCGCGTACATTTGATTTTGCAATTCCGGTAATCTTTAACTCAGAACATACATCATTAAATGTTTTTTCGAGGTCACCATCCTTACCCCATGCATAGGCTTTCTCCAGGTTACCGCCAATTCCCATTGAAGCCTGGATACTGGCCTGAGTCTTAGGATCCAACCCAAATTTCTGTGCTTGCGCCAGTACCTCTGCATCAGTAGCACCTGGATTATCAACCTTCCAAGAATAGAAAGCATCTTCGGCATCCTGTCTTGCCCAATACTTCTGCTGTCTTGCATAAGACGCATCCTGCCTATCCTCTGCAACTGTCGCACTAAATACGCTCTTGGCTATAGTATCTATATCCATTTGAGTCATATTAGGATACTGACTCTGAACGAAAGACTTTACCTCTTCCATAGAGCCCATTCCTTTAACATTCGGAATGACTGCGTTTATTGCGTTCTTAATACTTTCATCATGGGAAGTCCTGGATTCCCTTTCCAGACGAAGAATCTCGGCCAATGTGGCTTCGTATTCTTTAGCATTATATGCAGAAACTTCCACTTCTTCCCAGTGCCCCTGCTCTCCGCTTCCAGTATCTTCATATACCAGATGAGCATGATAGCCGGTCCCCTTATCATGGTAAAAATCATCGCCACCTTTATTAAAGCCCATCTCACGGGCCTTATTTATAAAGGCCTCGCGTTCGGCATCGGTCAGCATTGAAACATTGACATCAATAGCGCTGCCGTATAAATGGTGAGAATTTGGTGCGCCATTGTTGGCCCGGTTATTCTCCTCACTTCGCCAGCCACCACTAATCTCAACTTTCTTACCAAACTCCTGCACAGCCCAGTCATAGAGGCCCCTAAACTGCGCTTTAAGAGTGTTGTTTGTTTTGGCAAGTCCCTTGTCTTCAAAATTCTGCATAGGAATATCAGACAAGTCTACTGGCTGGGAAGTTCCGCCCTTCGCTTTCAGTTCATTATATGCAGCCTGAACTTTTCTGCACATAAGCCTGCGTTTCCGGATACGGAGGTGTCCCACCATAATCCTTAACAGCTTGCGGACCAGCATTATAAGCGGCAATAGCTTTGGTAGTATCTCCGCCAAAAGTGTCCAGCAATTCTTTAATGTACTTGGCACCGCCGTTAATATTTCCGGCTTTATCATTCGGATCTACACCCAAGCCTGCAGCTGTATCCGGCATAAGCTGCATCATTCCAATTGCTCCGGCAGAACTTGGTTTTATATTCTGGTTATAACCGGTTTCAACAGAAGCTATCGCAGCCACTAATAAAGGGTCTACACTATTTGCCGCAGCCGCGCTGTTAATCATGCTATCCGTAGAGGAGTCTCCGGAATAGCCTCCGCTACCGCCACCTACAAACTTTCTTACAGTTTTCTTTGCATTAGGCCCCTTTTCAGCTTCTAATTTTTCGCGGGCCTTGACCGCGTTAAATGTTCCGTCAGCGTTCCTGCATTCCGGATCATTAGCATATTTAGAAGCTATCTGAAAACCAACCTGCTTGGTTTTAATCTCATTGCTCATTTTGGATACCTTAACTTCAGCATCCGTGGTAACCTTTCCGTGGCCCGCCTCAAACAAGTCAAACAGACCTTGAGTATCACCACTGCTATAAAGTATCTCTGCCATTTCCTCATACGATTTGGAAAGCATCTCCTGAATTACCTGGTCTGTTGTTTCCGATGACCAACCCTCCCAATGCATATAATCAGCTTTATTGGTCTGCGCCTGCATAACCAAGGTCAAAAAAGAATTTGCCCCGGGATTTTTCATAGCGACTTCTGCAGCATTGGTATAATTTGTTTTTATATCCTGAATATAAGCTGTGCGGACTTCTTCACCCTCATTACGGGATATGATATTTCGGTACTGTCCAAGCCAAGAAGAAGTTCTCTCAGCTAATTTTGTTCTCATAATGTCGCTACCCATGTTAGACATTGCGTCTTGCATGGTCTTATCAACAACTTCATCAAATTTAACGGTGGCCCCATTAGCCTTGTGCCCCTTTTGAACAGCCAGCCCATTATTAGGATCATACAAAACTTCATTCATGTATGAACGAAGAAGATTCTCCTGCCTTACTACTGCGTTATCATCTTCCTGCTGTTGCATCTTGATGGCGTGCTGGGCGATAGTATCACCCAGTTTGGCAAGGTTCTCATTGAATCCAGCCTGCTCTTTGGCTACTGTGGTTCCAAACGCAGCAGGGGATCCTTGTGGAACAGTAGGGTTAATAGTAGCTGTATATCCCGCCTGTTGCTGATATGTAGGAATATTGCCGTTATTTACCATGTGAAGCCACCTCTGTTTCTATTGTTATACCACTCCGTGTAAGTAGGCATCTGGAAGCTGAATTTAGTATTGCCGGCTGTAGTATTGGCAGGTGTTTTATTACCACCGCTCATTCCCATAGATGTCTGACCGAAGCTCAGAAAGTTATTGGCAAACTGAGAACCGGCGGAAAGCAAGCCAGAAGAATATGCAATCTTCCCCGCTGCTCTTTCCCCTGCCGCCTGCGCCCTATACTGTGCAGACTGTATCTTACCACTTGTCCTGATATTCTGGGACTGAACATCAGCGTTATACTGGATAGCCATAGCATCCATTTCAGATCTGGCAATACTATCATCAAGAATATTCTGATAAGTATAGCCGTTAGATAAGCCACGGGAAGCCATAGCCGCCTTCTGGCTCTTGGTCATGGACTGTCCCTTTATGCGTACCTCGGAGGCCTGCATACCAGCCGTCCTCTGTACACTGTCAACGGCATTCTCGTTCATTTGCCTGTTTACCTGGTCCATTGTCTCCAGATATTCAGCATTGGCATTATGATAATCCCGCTGGGCCTTTGCAGCACCGATTCCACCGAACAGCTGCATACCCATACCAGCGATAGAAGCTGCCGCTGTAGTACACATATCTTTCACCCCCTATAAATAAAAAACTGCCGAAACTCCCGTCCCAGCAGTGTATATTTCTTATCCATAAACTCCGCCCCCAGCTTCTTCAACCAGCGGACAGATTCCTTATGCTCCATACAAATACAGTTAGTCAGATATGAATACCTGACCATAAGATCATTCTTCAGAATATCAAAGGACTTTATCATGAACTCCTTCGGATAACTGTTAATCTTGTCTGTGCCTAACAGCCAGAACACTCCGCCACCATCTGGCAGAGATTTGGAGCCCATAGCACCTATAGGCTCCCCATCTGCTAAAAACACTCTTGAATCAGGGCACACAGCTATAGAAGTTTCCAGCCCTTCAAGAGGGGTATGGTTCACAGCCATGCACTCAAACTTGTCAATCTCTCTCATGTTGTCCGCAATATAGCGAACCATCTCATCATTGGGTTTGGCAAATGTTATATGCTCATGTCGTTTAATCATCGGATACCGTCAACCCCATTATTATTCCAAGTATAGTAATCGGCATTGGGATGTCCTGCACCACCATAACACGGCCACCCTCGCTGCAGGAGAAGTTGCCATAAATGAATGTATCCCCGGTATAAAGCGCGAGCTTGTTTCCAAGGTAATCCGACTTGCTTCTTCTCTGCCACTCATCCAAATATTCCTCAACCTGGCCAACCTTGCCACCACGACTATTAAGCAGACGAAGAATAACAGCACCTATCTTGATGTTGTGCCCCTGCAGGACACCTCTAACAAGTCCCTGCATCTCAATGTTCATGGTTTCAAGTTTGGCTGTATAGGTCAGCCCTACGGCTATTTTCTTTCCCGCCCGCTCCAAGGTCAAGGTACCATCTAAAGGAACCTCAGCCATTGGCATAACATTGCCATCAATTAATACGCCTACAGTACATCCTGCAAGCTGAGGACAGGAAATAGTATTAACATCGCTGTTACCATCATACACGCTGGCAGCATCCATATACAGCTGATCTGCCGGATCCGTGGTAGGAAGTCTCTTACTCATTCGCTCCACATAGCGGACTGTCTGCCCATTAATCTCGCGTTTGACCACCGCCCAGATCCGTGTCTCATTGCTGTACGGAATGCAGCATACGCTTTCAAATTCTCCCTGTGTATCATGCTCCGCCCAAGCAACCATTTTCTGTTCAGGCATGTAGGTGCATGACAGCAGGACACCATCTTCCCTTACCAGCCAAAGAATGGAATCCGGCTCCAGCTGATAGGTCATATCCACCGGAGGATGCTCATTGATCAGGCAGGCTGAGAACAGGGAAATCTCATCACCGGAATAGGAGTCATGCACATAATCATAACCGATATTCCTTACTGCGCCGCCTGTCTCCTGCACATAAATACACTGAGCACCTACCGCAAGTATATCCATGTTCTTCGCCCCGTAATAGGACTCAGCACGCTGGGTAATGCTTGTAGGTGTGAGTGAATTGCCGGAGAAGGAAATAGTATTAACACCGTCCTCGGAAAATGCTATAAGGCTCTGTCTCATAGCTATGAGGGTATGGATAATACTCATCTTTCTGCTGGTCAAAATAATCTGAATTGAATCATCATCCTCAACCTTTGGGGACGAGGTTTCAAAATTATAATAATCTGCCGGCTTGCTCATCCAGACACCGCGGGGACTTCCCGTAGTACCTGCAAAGCAAAGACGGTCTTCATAAAAACATACAGCTGAAGGATAGCCCTGCTCACCGCTCCATGCTGCCTCAAACCACATGTCAGTGGCTGTTGTATTGGCCAGTGGTTTTTCAGTTGAGACAGTGGCAGATGCATGTTTACTATCCGTAATGCCTGTAATAGTAACATAGCCAACATTCACATAAGGGTCAACACTCAGATCCACTGTGCATGTTCCGGAGGATATGGTAGTCAGTCTTGCGCGAAGTATACACTGCTCACCTTCCTCGGCATACACATTGAAGTTAGCCTCAGAATTCTTATGAGTAAATGACCGTAACTGCATCCATGTGTTTCCATTGTCGTAGGAACGCTCAACTACAACAGTTCCCACCCAGTCAGAACCATGGGTGACAAAACGCCAGGTACAATTTGTTCCGCAAGTAAGTGTGGATGTAGTAAACGCAGACCCACCACTACCGCTTACACTGCCGCCGCTCATGTGCTGGTCAATACGCCATACTGAATTTACATGACCATTCTTGAAGATATCCTTTGATGCAGTAAGAGTAATATTACCAGTAGCAGCTGACGGTGTTATCGTGCTGGCCTCGTCAAGATTCTGGGAAAGAAATGGACCTCGTTTATAGGCATAGGCCGTAAGGCTCCATGAAGTCAGACTGTCACGGCTTAATACATAAGGGGCTACATTCTGGCAGGCAATAAAAATCTTATCTGCACTCTGCACGAAGCGCAGCTTGAATAACATTGAAGATTCATAAGGGGTAACAATCTCCACTATATCACCGTTACCATCAAGTACCCTTGTACCGTCCGAGTTCCAGAAGCGCACATAATTGTGACCAAACTCCATAACATAGGCCTGTGAGTCGGAATACACAAATGGAAGCAGGCGACATTTCTTACTTGCTTCCTTAGCATCTCCCAGATAAAGGAATCCTGTTCTGTTAGATACTGAGCCAAACTTATGTATAAAGAAGTTCTTACACTCTCTCAGCCCGCTTGCATACCGCTCATTATCAATTCGGCCCCACACCTTTGGGTCAAACTTTCCACCGGCAAATGACGGCTGCATGTAGTATGTAGTAGCCATTTACCTCACCCCCTGGCATTGACGAAGAACCCATATATTTCCTCATCGTTGTACTTCTCTGTCTTGTTGGCAGTCTGGGCAGCACTCAGGCAGGCAGCATACATCTGACTGCACTTATTGAATAATCCCGTATCAGATGCCAACGCCTGACAGACATCCATAGCCAGCCTCCAGCCAAGGCAGTCCACAAACTGGCTGTCCCACTTTGTAGGATCCTCTACCAAAGCTGTATAACGACCATACGCCTGCGGACAGTCCGTAGCTATGGCCTGCTGGTTGGTTTCTGGAGAAAGCACGCTTTCCCACTTGTGTTTCAGATCACCGCTACGGATACTGTTTTCGTCCTCAATAGCCCAAAGGGCGGCACAGTCATTTGGATAGCGGTATAAGTAATCCCACCCCAGAACCTTTTCTTCATTAAGCTCTGCGAGTGGGATAATCTTTCTTGCAAAATTCCATTCAGCCCCTCGCAGTACGCTGTGTACCGCGAGAGACCAAACGGCTTTTAATTCAGTTGCAGGAGTGCTGACATCAGTCTCCACATTATTTACGGGCCGTACGCCAATACGGCGCAGCGCAATATTACATATCTCAGTTTTGCCCAGGGTATTTGGCATAACGTGCCCCTCCTTATCCTACTTCTTTTTCCTGGTGGAATCCTTGCCCTTATTGGTCTTTACTGGAGCTTCTTCCTTGACCGCTTCTGCTTCTGCTTCAGTCTCAGTCTCAGCCTCAACCCTAGCTTTTGCTTCTGCTTCTGCTTCAGTCTCAGCCTCAACCCTAGCTTTTGCTTCTGCTTCTGCTTCAGTCTCAGCCTCAACCCTAGCTTTTGCTTCTGCTTCTGCTTCAATCTCAGCCAATGCTTTAGCCTTAGCTTCTGCCTCAACCTTCTTTTTCTGAAGATACTGTTTTAATGGCATGAAATGTTCATTAGGGCATTTAAATGCCTGGATAACATCGCCCTCTTTCCAGTAAGATCCAGCATAACCAAAGTTATCACGTACAGCAATAAACTCATCCATCGATATTCACATCCTTAGCCATGTTCAAGGTAATCTTACCCGCAGTTGCGTTGCTACCGGTTACAGTGTAGTAAGCACGGACATAACGCTTAGTCTTGATTGGCAGACGCTCCTTGAATACTTCTGCTCCAGCTGTAAGAGATGCAACAGGAATAGCCCCGGAACTGATAAGAGTTTCAGGAGAAGTAAACGCAGAATCAGTTGCTGTCTGAATGGTAATTGTCAGAGAGGTAAGCGTTGCAAAAGAAGTGTCTACCATAGCAATGACAAATACCGGTTCATAAGCTGCACCTGCAGTCTTCAAATCAACATAATTAGTAGAGGCCGCCGAAGCAGTGACGGCCTGTTCCTTGGAAAGCTGTAAAGCCTTATCGAGAATCATCTGTTTGTACCTCCTTCTTATACTACCTGAGCCTCAGTGTTCAGGATTGCATCTGTGCGGCGAACTGGAATACCATCGAAATAGGTAACGCGCTTGCCACCAACAGTCTCCTGAGTGAGCTGATATACGGTCTTGTTCATGATCTGGCGGCGCAGGAAGCTGCGGATAGTCTTATTGCACAGGAAACTCATGCGGGTAATACCCTCTGCGTTGTTTGGCATAAGCTCCTCAGCCTGTACCATCAGGTCGATGAGGTCAGCACCAGTGGAAGCATTCTTGCTCAGATCGCTGACATCAATGTTAGCAATACGCACTACATATCTCCAGTCACGTACACACAGACCGCCATACCACTTGTAGTGAGTGCGGTAACCCTGGTACTTACCGCCATTGGCATCAAACAAGGTAACACCATCAGGCATACCCTTGGTCAGGTCACTATGGTCAAGACCTGCCTTCATACCCTTTGGATAGATACCAAATACGGTATTAGGGCCCCAACCTACCAGATACATGGAAGTATTGTCGGAACCAGTACCACCTGCGTCAAGTACATTAGCGGTACTTGGAGCACCGGAAGTGGCATTATAGCGAGGCGCGAAACCTACAAACTGTTCTGGCTTGGACTTATCACCGTAGATAAGAGCACGGCAGAACTCCTGATTCATAGCCTCAATAAATGCACGGTCCTCGGAAAGACGGAACTCTGCGGTATTACCATTGAGGTCAGCCAAAGCCTTATCCACCTCAGAATAAGCCTCCAGCATACCACAGGTATCAGTAATCTGCTGGGTTGCGGACTTGCTGTCCTGAACACCATAGTTCAGAAGTCTCCAGGTTACATCTGGAAGACCAGTGCGGACGGTGGTCTTATGACCAGTTGGCAGATTGCCCTCCTGCCAGTGCATATCCAGAAGCACATCATTGGTGTCAGTCAGGATTTCTGCAATCTTGTCGATCTTACCCTGGGGGTCTTCACGGCGGGCAATGTCCTGTAAAGTAACTACTACGTTAGACATTGATTATCTCCTCCTCTTAATTAAAGTTCTGGGTAAAGCACACTGGCGGCGGACTTTTCAACTTTGCCACCTGGCTTACCCTCTTCAAATTTATCTTCTTTAATGGACCTCCCTACGTGCATAAAGAACTCCACAAAAGACTTGTGATTTTCAAAACCACAGGCTGCCAGCATATCCTGTACATCCTGCGGTGCAGACTTGAACCCCCTTACTGCATCAGCAATTTCTTTATCACTGAATGCTTTTTTGGTCTCAGCCTTCCAAGTTGCAGCTTCCTTCTTGGCAAACTCATCAAGATTATCCCGTTGCTTCTGCATCAGCTTGACCTGATAGTCCACCAGTTTCTGAGCCTTTTCCTGACTAAGATCCAGTTCCTTGGCCAGATCCTTATATTCACCTAAGGCCTCCTCATTGAAGGTAAAGCCTTCTGGAACCTTGAAATCCTCATACTTTTCAGGAGCATTGGAAGACTCCTTTTTCTCTTCCTCGGTGCCCTCTTTCTCCTTCTGGTCTTCCTTGGACTCAGTGTTCTGGTTATCCTCAGCAGCTTTATCCTCGCCGCCATCACCATCCCCAGACAGTAAACCCTTATCCTCAGAAGTCTTGTCCTGATTCTCCTCACTACCAGCAGACAGTAAACCCTTATCCTCAGTTTCATTGGTAGTTGTGTTCGCTTCATCACTCATGCAAAATTGCCTCCTTTATCATCATCTTTAATGTTTCGGCCTCTTCTTCGGCCTGCTTCGTATGTTCAGCCCGCATAATCTCATAAGCCTCCGGGGCGGCGGTCATAACCTCCTGCATAATATGTATGCCTATGTCACGCTGTCCTTCCCGGAACGCCATGATAACGGGGTTAACATCCATAGATTTATCCATTACCTTGCAAAGACTAAGTACATACCACAAGAACCTGCGGAATGTTTCATCATTCAGCAGGTTCTTAAGGTCGTGCATAAGATTCTCTTGTCTTTGTCTTTCCTGATTATTTCGGGCATGCTGTTCAGCCCTATCCATGTCATAATCAAACAACTCCACTGCCAGCACCTCCCAAGCCGGTTATGGCAGCAAGAGCATTATTATCATCCAGCTTGGCCTCTGACAATGTCTTGGCACCCTGTACCATAGCGCCCATATCCTGTGCCATCTGCTGTTGCTGCATTGCCTGCTGCTTCTGCTGACGAATATTCTCAATATCCTCTTTGGATCTGATGCACTTAGCTGGCATACCGTTGGCCTGCATGTAGTCAATGGCCGCCTCATCAATATCCACAACATCAATTACATCAGGGAACAAACCAGCCACGGATCCGATAAAGCCGAGGCTCTGCTGGATGGAAGTCGTTGCTACCATCTGCTGTGCCTGAGCCAGAACGGATATGAAATTTACCTTCAGCATCTGCTGATTCAGTTCAGGTGGCGGCTCTGGAATGAGCCCTCCGCGCATCATGATTTTGAATACTCTCTTGATAAGCGGTGCATGAAGCTCCTGATTCATGGACTCCAGCACCGGGCCAAGGTTCATCATCTTTTCCTCATGCTTCTCAACAACTTCGCGGGCCGTAATAGGCTGCGTCTGTTCACTGTTGAGAATCATCTTGAAGAGGTCAACATACATCATTTCATCAATGCGCTGTTCCGTACGCTGTACATAAGTCGCCAGTGCATTGAAGTCTATAGCTACCTGGTATGTTGCCCTTGCCCCAGTATCACTTCCGGCTGTTACCGGATCAAATGGATTCACGCCGCCCGGCATGGTATTAACAGCCTTGGCGTTACCACTGACATTTACTGGTGGGTCAACCATCTTGGCAAGTCCCATAAGGCCCCTGCGCTCCATTTCCTGCAGCGACTTCTGGTCACCCATGGCATACATGGCAGGTGATACACCATAAATATCTGTGGTCTTGGTTACCTCCCAACGTGGAGCAATAATAGGGAACTCATCATAGCCGCCCAGCCTCAGAACATGCTCGTTATCATTCCCCGGTACCCAGTACACTGAGCGGAATGGTTTGTTGGCAAAATCCCTCTGGCCTTTGATGCGGTCATCATTTGGCTCAATAATGTGCGCTATGGTGTGCATCACATTCAGCTTGTCTTCCTTGTACTCATTACGTATAGATTCAGTAACATTATCCAGCCCGAATACATTTACCAGCTGAGCCACACTCATATTGATACGGCGGGCAAAGGTGTTTACCATACCGTTATCATCCACATCAAGGAAATACTGCCCACAGGTCAATGACTTGCAGTTAAACACCCTGTCATAGTTTTCTTCTATTGGGGCGGCTGCAGTACCAAATAGGAGCAGTTCTGCATACATCATTGGCAGGATTTTATAGATGTTGCTGGTGTTGAATACCGCATATATGCGGGTCTCCACATCATCCAGCCACGCCATCACCCTTGCATCCTTGGCAAGCTCTGGGTCACCAACTGTCAGCTGGAACCATGGACGGCTTGGAGAAGTCAGCCCGCTATGAAGACCCGCTGATGATGTTCTCAGGGCGCGAATAAACTTGTTATTCAGAATGCGTTTATGATCTATTTTCCTCGCCTGACGCGGGTCATCACCATCGAAGAAGCCTCTGGTAGGATTTCCCCATTGTTTCAGATCTTTCCATACAGGAAGCCAATTATCTGCATCCTGCTTCATCTGCTTATATCTGGCCTCTATCTTTTTTCTTTTTGTAAATTCCGGCATACTATCACGCTCCCAAGCCACTCTTTAACTGAGTGCCGGAAGAAGCTGCAACAGCACCTGAGCCAAGGCCACTGCTGTACTGCTGGCCTGCACCAGTGATAGTGGAGCCCATACCCTGCGCCCCTGCAATTCTTCTCCTGTTCTGCTGAACCGCTGCGGAAACATTGCGAGCCGCCTCAGTAGCACTTGCTGGCTTTGCCGCTGCTTCCTTTGCGGCCTGAACCTGTGCCTGCGCTGCTTCTCTCTGGGCCCTTGCTGATTCCTCTGCTGCAGCTGCCTGCTGTCTACTGGCACCATATCCCAGTATTGCAGAACCAATTACTGCCGATACAACATCACACATATCTTAAACACCTCCGAATAAGTCATAAGCCTGCCCGTTTGCCCATTGGAGCTGGCATTTATCTTCTTTCTTCCTGACCTCACGCATAAAGGTTATGGCAAATGCATCCGCCCGGTTAGGCGATGCCAGCCCACGCTTTTTCATGGACTCCTTGGATTCAAGCTGTATCTTGCCATCATCCCGCGGTTTAGTCTCAGGCCCGATAAGATCATCACATAACTGCTGATCGTCCGGAATGCACCCGCCCTCAAAGAGCCAGTTCTTCATCCGCCCCCAACCATAGGCGCGGAGATTATAATACCCGACATTTGGCGACTTTTCCGCGAAGTTCACCAGCAGCCAATCCCTTCCAAGGTGCTTGCCTGCCGAGTAAATACCGGTACCGTAACCCATATCTATTATGACCGCATCCGCCTGGTGTTCATCCTCCAGCTGGGCAATGCGGTTGGCCATCTGAAAATCATCATCGTTTTTTGAAAATGTAGCAAGAATAGACCCTGCCAATCCTTGACGCTTTACAATAGCTATTTCGTCTCCTCCGGTCCAGGCAGGGTCTACTCCGATAATCACTGGAGCAAAATCATATTGTGAAGGGTGTATTTTACGCCCTCTTGCCCTATCAACATAATGCCGGGGAATAAACTGCAATTCTGATGTGGAAGGAAACTCTCCCAGCACTCTGACTTTCACAAAGTCACTGTCCAGCCCCCGGCTCTCTATCCATTGTTTAATCAAAGACTTATTTGAAACGGACACTTCCCGGCTGTCCACCCGGTGCGTGTTCCAAAATGCCCGGTCCCTGTGGAAGCAGTCAAAGAAGCGGCCCGTATTTCTTGTAGGGTTACCGAATACCGCCCAGATAATCTCCGTATCGGCATCAGTCATAGCGCCCTCTGATACTTCCCAAATGATATTTGGAATAGCGGACGCCTCATCGAATATCAGAATTATTCTTTTGCCCTGATTATGCAGACCGGCAAAAGCCTCCGGATTAGATTCACTCCACGGAATGGCGTCTATACGCCAGTTCTTTTGGTGTGACTCCTCAGCGGAGAATATTGCTGTTGCCGTACATACAAACAGTTCCTTGCCAATAAACCGGTTATACCACTTCATCAGCTCCGGCCAGGTCTTGGTCTTAAGCTGGGTATCTGTATTGGCAGTTACTACACCACGCGTATCCGGAAAAGTAGAAATGCCCCAGAGGACGATCCAAGCCACCACGGTTGACTTACCAATACCGTGGCCACTGGTAACCGCCTCCCGGATTACCTCGTTCGGTGTCTTTAATCCATCCCGGATATCAATGAGCAGTTTCCGCTGCCATTCTTCCGGGCCCTTCTTGCCTTTGAGTTCGCCCTTGCCCCATGGGAAGGCAAAGAGCACAAAGCCCAGCGGGTCATGCCGGAACTGGGCCAGCGCATCTACCAGCGCCAGCATGTCAGTCCTTGTCATGTTCTTTCACCCGCCTCCAAGCCTCATCAAGTTCTGCGGCAATACCCACATTGCCGGATATTTCAACCTTGTCTATGAACGCACCGTACACTTTCAAGAGCAACTCCGCCGCCTTGGCGCGTACCGAATATGGCACCTCATCCTCTGAGTTCGGATCCTTTTGGCCCCTAGCTATGCCGGAGAGGATCTCCAGCGCCTCATCCTTGCCCACAAGTCTTTTGGCTGCAGCTTCCTTAGATACAAGGTCAAGATAAGCCACAATGTTGGGTTTTGTGAGGTTTTCAGTACCCTGAGAGCGGAAAGCTAAATCACTCTTGCAGTTGTAACCCGCATCCTTTGCAGCCTGGGTAGCGTTGCCATGGTTCGCAATGTAATAGTCGCAAAAGGCACGCTGCTTTGGTGTCAGTCCATATTCATCTTTGGCCATGGTTCCACCACCTTTCATGTTTTATATTGGCAGGACCACCATGCCCTTGGTTAAGTCCTGCCATCGCGAAATTCCTCTACTGGGAATCCAGTAGCTATTCAAATCTAAAAACAGCCCTTATGGCTATCATAGCCCTGCACTTTCCACTAGCCCACACCGGTATTTTCCAACCAAGGTAAACTTCCCATCTAAGAAAGCCCTGGATAATAGGTTGGTCGCTTGATAATGTCCAGGCGTGACTCTCCGGATCATAATAGGCAACGGTGTAATCGTCCTTATAAAGAGTTCTTACATTCTTAATGACTACATCCTTACTCAGCCATTCATAGGCAAACCCGTAACCGCAGTTACGGGTCAACCACCAGAGTCTACAGAAGTATCTCTGTATCCGCCCAACAAAGGAAAAAGGCACGCCCTTGGATATAGACACCAACCGTGTCCTATTACCCTCTATCTGCTGTTCCCTGCACTCATAATGCTTGTCATAGTCATAGTCCAGAAATGATGGACACACCTCTCTCATGAAGAACAAGGAGTCACAGGAATCATCCCAGGTCTGCCATAAATGTAAAAACCCATGCAGCTCCCCGTTCTCATCACAGAAAAGGATAACCAATGGGTTGGTAATCAAACACAGTATGTAAGTCAGCACCGCAACCGGCGCATACAGGAACCAGATCATGACAAGCCTCCTTCGTTGCACCAAAAAAGCGGAGGCCTTTTGGCCACCGCTTCTTCGGGGAATGGGTTCTTTTTGGGTTCTTTATGGAAAAGTCTTTCGAGGTGTCAGAGTTTTTCTCACACTCTTGACATGATATATTATATCACACTTGACACTTAAATTCGGGCCAAAAAAGGGCCAAAATGTCATGAGTCCACTTCGATGAACCTATAGCTGGCTTTCATCTTGTCCCCGAACAGCATCAGGGACACCTTGTCCCGGATATCATGAATCCTTCTCTTGCAGGTTCTGGAACTCCAGCCCATCAGATCCGACATCTCATCATAGGTTGCGCCCACACAGTAATGCAGCCGCAGCATCTCCTGTTCCTCCTGGGTAAGCCCCTCCATACACTTCTTCATCCGGTTAATATGCTGACGAAGGGTCTTAAGTTCATTGTCGCACTGCTTCAGTTTCTTTTCCCATTCCAGGCGTTTTGCAGTCTCAGCTTCCACAGTCGTAAGCTCGGAACTACCGCCCGGGTTCTGTTCGTACTTGACTATCTTTGTGGACACGTCCTTTATGCTCTCCTCCAGGTCCTTCTTGCGCGCCACAATGATTTTTTCATGGACTTCATAAAGGTCCATCTCCTTGATATAGTCCTTTGTAAGTCGTACGTAATCATTCAACTTCCCCTCTACCTCCTGTCCATATTCGCTCCCACAAAAAACATTATTACCAGGGTGGTACAAGCTGCACCGCAGATCATGCCTGCAAAAAAGGTTGCTAATTCATACACAGCTCATCCTCCCCTATATACACCAGACACTTCGGCACCTTCTTACGCTTAAGTATCCTTTTCATGGCCGACGGGCGGGTCATCCATTTAAGGGTATCCATTGTCATGCCCGTCCGCTTGCAGATCTCTTCCAGGGTACCGTCACAAACATTCTGTTCACCGACATATAAAGCATAGATTTTATTGCTTTTTCTCATGTCACTCATCCTTTTCATCAACAAGGTAACGCCGGATAAAGTTCTTGGCGTTGGTGTACTGACATCCGGCAACTATTTCATCCTCATTAAACATGGAATAAATCCCCGTCTGGGCGGCATTCATGACGTCCAGCAGCTCAAAAAGAATCTCAGCCCGGGCCTTATCCTTTTTACCCTTTTCACATTTTCTGTATGCCTTTATAGCGTCCCAGACTTCCACCACTTCCTCTTCCAGCTTACGAATCTGCTCCTCAATGGTAACCTCGGGGCGGCAAACGTCCAAATCAATAATCATGCTTTAGCCTCCATTCTTTCTGCCAGCTCTGCAGCCTTCATGTTATACCATGCAGCCTTCTTCATGTCCTCGGCAAAACGGCCTTTATGCTTTGCCCTCCAGGCGTATTTGAAGGCTGCAACATTGGCATATGCCATCATCCATTCCGGACCGAAAGCAGACATCATGGCATCCCAGCACTCAATATCACCGGTGCAGTAATGTGACGGGTGGTTCACCGGATCTACAGATACTGCTTCCAGTTCCATTCGTTCCCTTTCATCAGCCCGCGCCTGTTCGTCTATCAGCTGCTGCAGTTTGCTTGTCTGCTTGTCTGCTTGTTCGCTTGCAGGCTGCTTTTCCATAGGTTCCAATTTCTTATCCTCCTTGGCCTTTGCCTTATCGACGGCCTTTTTATTTTCTTTTACAGCTGTAATCGGTTTATTCAAAAGCTCCAACTCATTATCCACTTCATCCCCGTACCGCTTTTCAGCCAGTACCGGAAATTTTGCCTCCCAGTCATCCTCATACAGAAGCAGTAAACCGGATGCAGTCCTTCCGGATCTGCTGGACTTAACCCGATAATAAGCTGTCTGCATACTCACATCCAGATCCTTCGCCACGTCCTGCAGCGAATCATAAACCTTAAGAATTTTACCACCGGAATCGCATTTATAGACTTTTCTGCCTTCCCGCTTATCGATCTTAATCACTGTCAAATACCTCCTATCGTTCTGTACCTGCCAGCATTACTGCCAATATTGTGTATGCTGCCAGCATAAAAACCACATACTCAGACATTTTTCTTCCCCTGCTCCATCGTGTACTGGGCTGTCTGCAGAACACTTATCAGGCTTTTCAGCTCCTCGAGGCTGAGATGCGCCGTATATAGATACCTTTCATAACCAACTTTGATAAGACAATCTCCACACTCCCTGACGCACACCTTAAAACAGTCCTCCCAGTAAGTCGTTATTGTATTAATTACTTTTACACTCATCTTTTTTCATTCTCCTTATCTCCGCCTTTACGGCCTCCAGCAGTGCGTCCTGACCCGCCGTCTTTTTCTGCAGGGCATCCATGACCTGTTCGTCCATGGTACCCTTGGCCACAAGGTGGTGAATAATAACCGGGCGGTTCTGCCCCTGGCGGTACAGTCTTGCATTGGCCTGCTGGTAAAGCTCCAGGCTCCATGTCAGCCCGTACCATACGATGATATGCCCGCCTGCCTGCAGGTTCAGCCCGTAGGCCGTACTGGCAGGATGGGCCAGAAGCAATTCCGTCTTTCCGTCATTCCAGTCCTTCATATCCTGCGAACACGAAAGAATCTTTGCGTTCGCGAATTTTTTCTTTAACTTCGTGAGGTCGTGCCGGTATGCATAAAACACCAGAACCGGCTGTCCCTCATTCATTTCTATAATCTCGGCCAGCTTGTCCAACTTGGCCTCATGGATTTCTATTACCCCGCCGTCATCGTCATACACACAGCCGTTGGCCATCTGCAGCAGTTTGTTTGAAAGTGCAGCTGCACTGGTTGCTGTAATGTCATCGGCATCAAGTGACAGGCAGTAGTCCTGCCGCATCTGCTTATACTTCTTCAGGGCTCCCTCCGGAAGATCCACATGTACTACATTGTCCATACGCTCCGGTAGCTTTATATAATCCGCTGCCTTAAGGCTCATGACACTTGGCTCTATGGCCTTGTAGATTTCCTCATCTGCCCCCGGCTTCAGCCGGTAATTATAGACAACATAGCCATTGGTCTGCCCGAGCTTGAAGTATTTCTCACGATAACAGGATATGGTTTTGCCCAAAGAAGCCCCCTGATCCAGAAGGTACAGCTGGCTCCATATATCCATCAGGGTATTGGGCGCCGGTGTTCCGGTCAGGATAACCACCCGCTTAAAGCCCGTGATACATTTCTTAAGTGCCCGGAACCTTTTGGCCTGGTGGTTCTTAAAGCTCGATGATTCATCAATAATCACCATGTCAAACGGCAGCCGAAACTTGTAATGCTCACACAGCCAGACCACGTTCTCCCGGTTTATCACATAGCAGTCAGCCCTTTTCTTAAGTGCCGCTGCACGCTGGGCGGCGGTGCCCATAACAGTGGAAAATGTAAGGCTCAGGTGGTCCCACTTCATTGCCTCATCCTGCCATGTGGACTCAGCCACAGTCTTTGGCGCAATAATCAAAACCTTTGATACGGCAAAATCCTCAATAAGCTCCTGGACGGCAGTCTCGGTAATTATGGTCTTGCCAAGGCCCATATCAAGGAATAAACCATAATGGTCATTATCCAAAAGGCGTTCCATTGCCTCCATCTGATAATCATGCGGTATGAACTTCAAGCATTATCACCTCTAATCTTCTGAACCACTCTGGTCAGTGCCAGAATATCCTCATCGCAGTCCACCACAAAATGCATAAAGCCCAGTGCTTCAAACTTCCTTTTCCACACCTTCTGCAGCGGCCTCAGTTTCTTGCCCGGTCTTTTAAGCTCCACCAGCAGGAGCCTGCCACCGGGAATGAATACGAGCCTGTCTGGCACACCTGAATTTCCGGGACTGACAAACTTCATCACCAAACATCCCATCCGTTCCAGGCTTACCTTCAGTTTTTGCTCAATGTCTTTTTCCAAAATGTCCTTCGTGTGCGGACACCTCCGATATTTTACAAAGTGTCAACAATGTCAACGATTTTCCACTAAAACTATATATATACGAATTAGAGGGGTTACGCGCGTATACGCGCGCGTGTGTGCGCATCTAAATAACCTATTTTGTATTTTTAAATGAATATCTGTTGACATTGTTGACACCCTAACCAAAATTCAAGTAATCTGCGGTTCAAGGTGTCAACAATTGGTGTCAACAATTACCATTTTTTTGTTGACACTGTTGACACTTACATTAAATCTTCGATGTCAACAGTTTCAGAATTGTTGACACTTAATTCATAATTGTTGACACCTTTGTTGACACTATTTTGTGTTTCATCTGTGGACTTTCTGATGTAAGCTCTTTGTCTTCCATACAGCTTGAATCTCAGTAAACCGCCTTTACTTTCATGTGGTTTCCACTCCGGAAGCAGCTGCATCATGTTATTGATTTCCCTGGCGTCAATGTTCTTGAGGTTCTTTGGCAGATTCCCGAAACACTCACACCAGATCTCCATGGCACATACCCGCTCCCGCCGGTTAATTCCCGGACCATTAATCGAGTGGTCACCTTCCAGCCATGCCTGACGTTCATTAAGCGGCATATTGTCCCAGCCGTCCGGCAGATCCGTATCAAGGTAGTTCTGAATAAGCCCCAGCTTCTCCGCGCCTTCAGTATGGGCCTCCTGCAGCTCCTTGGCTGTATCCAGTACCTCCTTGCTAGGCAGCAGCTTCTTGTCCTTCCTGTAAAGTTCCAAGACCTCCGCCCAGCACTGCGCAGCTTCTTCTTTGGTAAACTCCGTAATGTTCTTCTGGCCATTGCCTGAGCACATCACGATCCAGAAACGCCGCCCGCCAGTACGGTCCTTCAGAAATATCCTCTCGTTGGTAGTTGCAGCGAACACGCACTGCCTTGGGTGCTCCTCCGTCCGACGGCCATAAGGTGCCCTGTACTTGTCGTTCTGCCGGCTGATAAAGGCCTTGAGCTCATTGTTCTCAGCCTTGGTGGCAGCCTGCATTTCGCCCAGCTCCACAAGCCAGTAGCCCTGCAGCTGCTCCATGGCATCCTTGCCGTGAATGGAAGTAACGGTATCGTTGAACCACCGCCCGCCCATAAGGGCCAGCAGGGTGGACTTGCCAATACCCTGGGGCCCGGAGATAGTCAGGCAGAAGTCAAACTTGGTTCCAGGGCGGTACACCCTGGCCACCGCGGCCTTGAAGAATTTCTCCGTAATTTCCTCGGTGTAGGCCGTGTCATCCGCCCCCAGATAATCAATTAACAGCCGGCGCACTCTTGGCACACCGTCCCATGCAAGGCTTTCCAGCCAGTCGCGGACCGGGTGGAAAGCGTTCTTCTGAGTAACCTCAGTAAAAGCATCATCAATAACCTGCTTGCCCGTAAGGCCCTCGTAGCTGGTGCTGATAAAGTTCCGGAGCTGGCTGTCGTCGGCATCGGTCCATATATCCGCTGCACCCTCTTTTGTGTGCCTGCGCCAAGGCAGGTCACCCAGTACGGCAATCCGACTGGCAAAGAGTTCAAGGCCGATACGGTCCTTGAGTCTCGGATCATTGGCCATAATAAGGAGAAGGTTCTTGGCATTGCTGACAATCTTGCCGGTGTTCTTCATGCGTTCCAGCTTGCTCATCCAGTCAAGGTCCAGTTCCTCTCCTTCCTCCAGAAGGTCATCGCGCATCTGGTCAGCGATTTCCTTATTTCTAAGCGCCTGTACCCGCTTGTCCTTCTGGCAGAGGTCCGTCATGGCCACGTAGGACGGCCGCTTGTTGACGGGCACCGTCGGCTCCGTGTCCTCATCCTTAATGCCAAAGAGGTTCAGGCGCACCAGGTCGAAAGCATTTACGTCCTGCCCGGAGATAGGGTCAGTAGCATGGTGGCTGTAAACGTGCAGCCCTTCGTCATAGACGATAACGCCGCCCGTGGTAGAGCCTCCGGCAAATGTCCAGCGATTCTCACAGCCATCTACCCTGGTGTAGACCTCGGGCAGGAAGGTTTCCATGGCTTCCTCCACTGTGTAAGCCTGGCAAAAAAGACCGATAAGGCCCGGCTTTTCCCTCGGATCACCCAGCTTCTTGGCAACCTTCTTGTGGGCGGCTGCTTCCGTGCTGGCAGTAGGCCAAGTGGTGGCGTCCTGCCAGTTGGGGTTGCAAGTAAAGCGGACATCAGGGCTGTAAAGATGAAGTCCTGAGCCGTCGGCCTTCAGTGGCTCAGCATGGTCGCTGATATATTCACCGTCACTTGATACAGAAGGCCAGTACATAAGGCGTATATCCTGATAAGTGGTCGGGTCGAACATATCAATGCCGATATCATTGGCAATAAATCTGGCCAAAGGCTCATACTCTTCTGCTGTTACCTCACGCATCAACGGGATAACCAGCCGGAACCGTGGCTTGCCCGGCGTATGGCTGTGTGTTGAGTAAAGAGCATAAGTGCCCATGAGCTTCATCTTTTCCTTCACTATCCCAGGGAAATCCACCCCGCTGGGGATATTATCCGCATCAAGGCAGACCAGCTGGCGGGCTTCCAAATGCCCCTTCTTGCGGATACCGTCCTTGAGATATCCACCAACAAAGCCGCCGACGTCCTTCTTTATATCCCTGTCGGCCTTTGACATGGCCCGGTATTCGGCAACGGTCTCGTTTGTGCGTATTGGATTTTCTATTTTATTGATGATATCTTTCCAGGACATCGAGATATTTTTCCATACCTTCTGTGTCCTGCTGGCGGCCGTGGCCACCCGAAATTTTAACCCTTCCAAAATACCACCTAATCCTTCATATAGTAGTAGGATTCAAAGCCATCCGCATTAAGCAGCAAGCCCTGATTCCAATCGGTGTTTTCGGACATGATCCGGACAGCCTCGGACAGAGTGTACTGCCCGTTGTCCGGCACATCGCAGATAACCTCATCATGAACATGACCAACAATCTTGTATCCGGCCTTCTCCAGTCTGACCATGGCCGCCCCGAGGCAGTCCCTTGCAACAGCCTGGACAAGGTTCTCTGTCAGCTTTCCGCCATAGGTTTCCAGCCGCCCCATCTTGTGTGTGGTCTGCACCAGACCGTCATACTCAATGGACTCATTACCGAAACGGTTCTCTCCGATACCGGCGTTGAGGTATACCAGGCACCGGCCATTAGGCAGATGCAGTATCAGATCATTGTCGTGCTTATCAAAGAAAATATTGTGTTCCCGAATTACATAATGGGTGCCGCCATACTTGATGGTCCTCATGGCAGCAAACTCAATGGCCCGCCAGAGTGCCGGGATTTTCGGAGAGGCAGCCCGCCACTTGTTGACGATTTCCTGCAGCTCCTCATCGGTCATGTCCAGCTTGTCGCCGCCCATGGCCTTCATTGCCTGAACTCCACCGCCATAGCCAAGTGCCAGTTCAGCTACCTTGCCCCGCTGCCGGAGTTCCCCGTTAATGCCATGCTTTACCACGGGAACCCCAAACATCTGGGAAGCAGAAGCACAGTAGATATCCTCACCATTGGCAAAGGCATCCATGCGCCACTTCTCATTTGCCAGCCAGGCAATTACACGGGCCTCAATAGCACTGAAGTCAGCAACGATAAACTTGTTGCCGAGACTTGGTATAAAGGAAGTGCGGACCAGCTGGCTGAGAAGGTCAGTGACATTGCCGTACAGCATCTCAGTCCAGGCAAGGTCTCCACTCTTTACCGTGTCCCTTGCGGTATCAAGGTCATCGAGATAATTCTTGGTAAGGTTCTGCAGCTGGATATTGCGCCCAGCCCATCTTCCGGTACGGCTGGCACCATAGAATTGAAACAAATCACGAACCTTGCCGTCCTTGCAGATACTGCTTTTCATTGCCTCGTATTTCTTTACGGAGGTCTTGCCCAGCTTCTGCCGGATATTCAATACCTCTTTCAGTACCGGATGAATATTTTCATCCTGGAGCATTTCATCAACAACGTCCTTGGTCAGTGAGCTGACCGGGTGCCCGTTCATTTTGAACCATTCCTTGAGCTGGGCAATAGAGTTAGGGTTATCCAGTGCAGTGAGCTTCTGAGCTCTCTCAGTAAGCTCCTCTGAGTATTCCTCATTCAGCTTGATGGCATTTTTGACAAGGGCTTTATCAATTGCTATGCCCCGGCTGTTGATGGCTCTGTCTACCAACCACAGTTCATGTTCTGCTTCGGTGGGTTTCAGCCACAGCAGGGCTTCACGGATGGCACGTTCTGCCACAACGTCCTGGGCATTATATTCCTTAAAAACTTCCCAACCTTCAGGGTCATGTTCCGGAAGGTTTCTTGTTCTGCCGCCATTCTTCTTGGTCGGCTTACAAGGTACGCAGAAATACTTTATGAGTGTCTTACCTCTTATGTCTTTCTGCTTATCCTCTTCCAGTCCGAGGCACTGAGCTACTACACCCAACCCAGGCGGATAGCTATGGTAGAGAGAAAGAATACTGTCACATTCCCACTGGCTGTCATCCAGCTTTATATTAGGGAACGCTTTGGCCAGACAGGTCAGCTCAAAATTGGCATTGAAAGCTGTCTTTAATACATCAGGGCTTTCCAGCGCATCCACTACTACCCATGGCAGGGTTTTATATTTGGTCAAATCAATGACCGTTGGTTCTTCATTATCAAAGGCGTATGCGAACAATAAGATTTCAAAATTATTGGAGCCCACGTACTTGTGGACTCCACACTTTATGTCTTTATCGCTATACGTCTCAATATCAATGTAAAGTGTACGCATAGCCGTGCCCTCTTACATGAGGTCGTCCAGGCCGTCACCTTCAAGAAGGTCGTCATCCCAGTCATCATCGGTCACAGTACCACCGGTCAGTGGCTCACCGTCCTTGATGAAGCGTACAGCCAGAAGGGAAGCACCAATACCGGAGTTTCCATTCTTGTTGTAAGGGTAGAAGCTGAGCACGGCCTGTACATAGCAGCCGGCGTACAATTCATTAGGGTCAACAATTTCTTCACGGTCCTTGGTGTAGAGCTTTGGCTTGTGGTCCTCATTGCTCTTGGCGTTAATGAAGAAGCTGTTCTCATAGGCAGGGTCTTCCTTCTCGTCGCCGTCCCGAAGCAGCTCATACTTAATCTTGGTCTTGCCGAGAACCTGCTTAACCTCAGAGTCCTTCATCATCTTGTCAACAACCTCCTGGGCCCGCTTGGCGGTCTTGGAGTTCTTGGGAATAATAAAGGAAGCACTGAACTTCATATCCCCGTTAAGGGTCTCAGCAGGCTTGAAAAGGTGTGGATAAGACAGACGAACTAAACCGGTAGTAAACTTTGTAGACATAGATAAATTCCTCCTAAAAATTAATCATTTAATAAACTATCATCCAAATCATCAGCGCCGGCGGTCTCCAGCTTCATTGGTTCCCGCTTGTCACTGTTGGCAACCAGGGTAGGTTTGTCCTGAGGCTTTACAATAATATCCTTCATAACCTGGGCAAACTGCTTCTTGCCCATGAGTTTTTCAAGGTCGGTTATGGTCTTGAGCTCCCGAGGTTTGAGGAAGTCATCTTCCGAATAGCCCTCCTGGGCAAGAATGGATCTGGCAGCATCCGGATCTGAAATCTTACGGTTGCTCCTGCCCTCTACCACCTTCATGCCTGGCCACTCAATACCATCATTAATTGCTTTATCAAGGGCATATTCCTCAAGGGCTGTCAGCCATTTCTTAATGGAGTCAGCACGCAGCAGGATATCCACTACATCAATATCAGTAAGGTCATCAGGCTCCAGGTCTTCCTGTACCTTCTCCAGTTCCCACTCTGCCAGCTTCCGGCAGGTGGCTTTGCCCTTGCAGAATTTACAGTGCTCCCCGGCGCACCGTTCACCTTCACCCTTAAAGGCTTTCTGGGCAACAGGCTTGATGCTTTCGCCCCATGCGAGAAGGTCCTTCACACTTATTTCAGCGGTGGACAGATTGTCTATTCTTGGCTGAACAATAGTCATCCGAACCTTTTCGGCCCCATACAGAAGGCCGTAAGAGTTATAGAGCCCCAGAGCGTAGAGCATCATCTGGCTGTTGTTCTCGGCAGATACCTTGACACCCTTGCCGTACTTTAAATCAATTACCTCAATGTAGGCATCGGACACCAGCACCATATCTCCGGTGCCAAATCCTTCCGGAACCCACGGCGAAAAATCAAGCCGTTCCTCAACGTGTACTTCAGCATCCGGGGAAGCACTCTTTGCTTCATTGATTTTTTCAATACAGATATCTACGTACTGCCCTGTGGCTTCCCACATTTCGCCGTCAACGTCCTTAGGCTTGGTCTTAAGGTTTTTCCCTGCAAGATACTTATTAAGGCGTTTCTCGGCCAGAGCATGGGCCTTGGTGCCTTCCTCTGCATACTCGCTGGTCTTATCAGGCAGATCTGCCTCCAGTCTTGCGGAAGGAGTACACTCCAGCCAACGGTGGGAAGCCGAGGCAGATAGTATTGCATGAATCTCAGGCATCAGTAGTTGCCTCCTTTTCCAAAAAAGCTACAAAAGAATCAGCCCCTGCATAGGTGAGCTTGCTGAGGCCGTCAAAACCATTGTCCTCCAGCCACTTCTTTACTGCAGCCTTGCCCTCTTCGGCACCTACCTTTTTGCAGTAGGCGCCAACTGTCTCACGGATCTTTGGCAGCAGCTTCTTATCCAGAATGTCATCCGGATTATGTTCCGGAGCCTTGGCTTCTGCTTTTGCTTCTGCCTTGGATTCCTTTTTTGCTTCAGGCTTTGGCAGCTCCACCACCTTGTCAGATGGCTTGGCTACAGTTGTAGCTGGTGGATTAACCTTCTTTATTTCTCTGCAGGCCAGAACGGCTGCAATGTCAGTAAGAATCTGAGTAAGTCCTTCGTCTGCGCTGATGCGGACATTCACATTTATTTCCATTTACATACCTCCGTAAATCGTGTTAGAATTAATTAGTCACACATTGGTCCGCTATGCGGGCCTTTTTTATTTTAAGAATGGCGAGATTATTGTGAAATGCATGGTAGCTCCTATGATTCCGCCAATCGCTAAGAGAGCTACCACCAGCAACATCCATCCTTTCCTTGTGAAGAATGGCAGCTGGTTTTCGTTCTGATGGATTTCCTTTAAAAGGTCCCCAGCAGTTTTCATTATTTCCCCTCCCCTTTAAAGAATGCTAACCAATGAGTGTTCATACCTTTCCCACTTCTATGTCCATACAATGGTTTTTTGTCAATGTGTTTTAGAAGTTCAGATAAAGGAATTTGTATGCTACTCCATTTGAAAATCAAAGTACCGTTTGTTTTTAAAACACGCCAGCACTCGTTAAACCCTTCATGAATCAGTTCTGGCCAGGTCGCATCCAACGCCCCATATTTCTCTCTCATAATTGATTTTTTACCCGCCCACTTTAAATGCGGTGGGTCGAAAACAATGTGCCAGAAAGTTTCATCGGCGAATGGTAAATGCCTAAAGTCACACAAAATATCGGGTTTTATTTCCAGGTAACAGTTAGGGTAATATTCATGTTTTTCCACTTCTCGGTTATCACAGAAAGTAACTAAAGGATTATTTTTGTCGAACCAAAACATTTTACTTCCGCAACATGGGTCTAAAATTGGTTTCTGGTTATCCATTATGCCAACACTTCACCTCCCCTGGCCGTCACACCAGCCGCAAAGCAGCATGACAAGAATCACTACTATCGGTGTAATAACCCAGATTTTTATGATTTTTACGAAGAGTACCCAATTTAAAGCCGCATGACGAATCATTGCAAAATGGCATCTTGGCATTGTGATTGTATTTCTCTTCATGCTTTTTCTCTCCCTATGACATATTGCTTCCTCTGTATGGCGTATTGCCTCCAAGATTTAGGTTTAGGGCATTCTTCCAGAGGGTGTCCCTTTCCATCCGTTTTGAATTTAAAATCACATCCGTATGGGTCACCACACATCGGATGCCCCCCTGTTACTGCTGCATAGCAACCTTTACACGTTTTTTTCATGCCGGCTTTGCCTCCCCTTTCTTCTTAACAGTTACCTCCACTGTCTGACCGTTGGCGCGACCAGCCAGCTTCAGTAGTAGCTCGATAAAGTTCACTGGGTTAAAACCGGTAATACTAGGTAGTGTCGCATCCAGGCCGTCCCTGTGAATTTGTTTCATTTTGTTGGCCTCCCTTCCCTAACCTTATAAATTTTTAGTCGCATTAAGAGGCTCTCCGGCATACAGATAATCAAAGTCAAGCTCAGGAAAGAACTTATCATGGATAATAATAGCTTCCTGGATTGATAAAGTTGCTTTCCCTCTTAGCCTGTTGTCTAACCAAGTCGAAGGTCTTCCTACAGCTGCCGAGACTTGAGCATTTGTAAAACCGTAACGGGCCATTTCGGCTTTTAAATTTGGGAACATTATTCGATTTCCTCCATTCTTTTGTGTTTTTCGTAACAGATAAACTATAATTTTTCTGTTTTCCGTTTCGATATCTGTATTGTATTTCGATTTTCCGATACTGTCAATACTATTTTCCGATTTTTTCGATTTTTATCTGTAAAATATTTACGGTTTTTCGTTATGATGGTATAATCAAGAAAAAGATTTACCGGGGGTGTTGGTAATGCTACCACTAAATGAAGCAGTTGATATCGCTATGGCGATTAAAGGCTATAATAAGAAAAAGTTGGCTGAGAAAATAGAGATGTCACCTTCAGCCTTTACCGATTTTCTAAACGGAAAAACCTCAAAATTGGACATAACAAAAGCCCAGAAAATCGCAAGCGTTCTGGACTGTACTTTAGATTATTTAGTTGGTAATGATACCATCAATCTTGATATTGGACCTTGTATAAAAGAAGAGCGCGATTCTATGAATATTTCTTCTAAAGAACTTTCAGAAGAAACTAAAATACCTGAACTCATTATTTTGAAATATGAGCAGGGAGATGAGGAAGTCAGTGAATTTCTTTTAGGGAAAATATGTGATTATTTCAGCACGACTATTTTAGAATTCATGGTAAAATATGACCTTTACGATGAATATATCCCGGAAGTTTTTAATGGAGATGTAGAAGCCTATGAATCCTTTAAAAAAGCAGAACGGGCCGATGCGATGAAAGAAGGTTCGATGAAATATCCGGAACTTAAAGATATAGTAGAAAAAGGCATGTATGTAGTTGAGGGTACACCAGCCAGGAGATCATATAAATTTGATTTGGATTTTGCTGTAGAAAGAATTTACGGGAATCCAAAAGGGGTCTGGTTTTGGAATGAAAACCGTCCGGGTGATTTAGAAGCATGCTTAGATGAATACATTCTAGTTATCCAGCAATATGGTTCTAAGGATTTAATTAATGAACTGAATCGCAAGTTAAAAGAAAATCAGGATAAATCTGACGAAGAAAAATTAGATATAGCTGTAAGAATATATTTTAAAATTTTCGGTGGTAGGGAATAATCTCAAACGCATTTCGCACGCATTTAAGAAAGTTACCATCAAGTTAGCAAACCATTGATATATAAGGCTTTATGCTATTTAGCTTGTTGGAAATCTTGTTGGAATCTTGATTTAATTCTCTTAAATCAAACGCATTTCAAACGAATCTCAAACGCATTTGAGTTGTTGATTTTAGATTTGACTTGTTATTTAACTTTTCATTTAACTTGTCACTGATTAGATAAATGAATAGATAAACAAATAAAAAAGCCGCCCAGGATGACGCGGTATGGAAAGTAATTATTGACATAGGGCCTTTTTAAATGTATTATTATTATAGTACCTAGTTGTATATACAATTAGGTCATGTAAATAGCTTAACAGGCCCTTGGTAGTACGCTCTCCGATGATACGGGAGTAGCAGAATCCCTGGGCCTCTTTTATTTTTAAGGAGTAACGAACATGATTAAAACCGCAATACTTGTTGATGGCGGATTTTACCGCAAACGTGCCAGATATCAGTGGGGAACGAAAACTGCTGAAGAACGGGCGAAAGAGCTTGGCGCCTATTGTATGGCGCACATAAAAAAGAAAGATGGGCCAAACGCCAGACAGCTTTACCGGATTTTTTACTACGATTGTGAGCCTTCCAAACGCAGTGTTTATCACCCTTTAACAAAACAAAATGTTGAACTTGATAAATCCGATACTTATACTTGGACACTGGCATTTATCGAGGAAATGAAAAAGAGGCGTAAATTTGCAATTCGTCTGGGTGTTCTGGCTGAAAGGCCAAATTATAACCTGAAACCATTAGTAACAAAAGATTTATTGAACAACAAACGCACCCTTGATAGCTTGACAGAAAACGATTTTGAATTCCATGCCAAGCAGAAAGGTGTTGATATGCGGATAGGTATTGATATAGCTTCCCTTGCATACAAACATCAGGTTGATCAGATAATACTTATCGCAGGCGACAGTGACTTTGTACCTGCTGCAAAACTCGCAAGGCGTGAGGGAATCGACTTTATACTTGACCCTATGGGAGCAGATATAAAAGAGGACTTATTTGAGCATATCGATGGATTAGAAACTCCTTGGAAACATAGCAAGACTGAAGAAGTACAAAAATAAAAAAAAGGCCGCCCCTGCGCCAACAGGAACGGCCTGGATGCAATTAACCCCGAGAGGGCCAATCACACTACCCAGTATGATTATAACACCTCTTGGGGCTGATTGCCATACAATGAAAGAGGTGTTTTTATTATGAAAAAAGCAGCACTTTATATCCGTGTGTCTACGGATGAACAGGCCAAGCACGGCTTCTCCCTGGGAGAGCAGCGCCATGATCTGGAGCAGTATGCTGCAGCCCACCACTATGCTGTAGTGGATGTTTACGCTGATGAGGGCAATACCGCCCGCAAGGCCATCAGCAAAAGAAAAGAACTCCAGAGGCTCCTGGACGATGTCCGGGCGGGCCATATTGATGTTATCCTGCTGAAGTGTCTGGACAGATGGTTCCGGAATGTCCGGGACTATTACAAGGTGCAGGAGGTGCTGGACGAGTATGGTGTTGAATGGGAATGCACCCAGGAAGACTATAACACCACCACGACCAATGGGCGGCTTATGCTTAACCTGAAGCTGTCCATTGCCCAGAATGAGTCCGACCAGACCAGTGACCGCATAAAGTATATCAACGAGGGCAAGAAACGCCGCAAGGAAGAATGTACTGGCAAGCACCCATTTGCCTACAAATCTGTTAATAAGAAGCTGGTTATCATTGAGGAAGAACGGCCTATAGTGGAGTTTGCTTTTGCCCAGCTTCTGGCCGGATCCTCTACCCACTCCATTGCTACCAAGATATGGCAGGAGTTCCATTTTGCTATTGATGCAAGGAGAATATGGAGGATAGTCCGCAACCCTACCTATAAAGGCGAACGGTACGGTATTCCCGATTTCTGTCCGGCTATTATCCCTCCGGAAGAATTTGATAAGGTACAGAAGATACTCAGCCGGAATAATCAGCCGTCAAGAACGGGGCTGGTATATCTGTTTAATGGCAAGATTATCTGCCCGTCCTGCGGCAGCATCCTTGTGGTCAACTGCGGCAGATCGAAGAAGACAGGAAAATATTCCCGCCCTATCTATTTGTGTGGCAAGAAGTACACCACGGGCAAGCCTACCATAGCAGGAGGCTGTCAGTTTGGCGGAGGCGTCTCTGAGCGTGTTATTGAAAGATGGCTGATAGCAAATATCTTCCCGTTATTAAAAGACTATGAGGCGCACCTCAGGAGCTCACAGCCTAAATCTATGGATTACCGGTCCAAGATGAAGACCATAAACAACAAGCTGGCCAGGCTGAAGGACCTGTATCTGGATGAGCTCATTGACAAAGACACCTACAAGGCAGACTACCGGAAGCTCCAGGACGAACTGGCAAAGCTGGCCATTGCCTCAAAGAAACAGGTCCGCCTGCCGCCCGCCATGGACAGCATTCTCTCTGATACCGATTTTGAAAAGACCTACAGTGAAATGCCGCGGGAACAGCAGCGGGAACTCTGGCAGTCCGTCATAAAGCGCATACGCATTGACCGCCGCCCGGAGGACAAGGGAAAAAGGTATACGGATTTCCAGGTAGAATTTATGTGATGCATATTTATTCAAATAAAGAAAAACAGCCACATGACAGGTTTTCTATAACCCGCCAGGTGGCTGTTTTGCTAAATTTAAAAACTTATCCCTCTGTCTTTCCAGTACGCCCTCTCTTGGTCATTGGCACACCCTGCTTGCAAAGTGGGCAGTTATCTGGTTCATAGGTCTGCACATCCATATGAAGCAATGCAGTGCTTGGCACATCACCAAAGGTTGCCCTGCCACCGCTGCGGTCTACCAGCATGCTCACAGCCACTGGAATACCGCCATGCTCCTTAACCACATCGATAACCTCACGAATGGAACCGCCAGTGGTAACAATATCCTCAACGATGAGAACACGCTCACCTTCATGGAGAGTAAAGCCACGACGGAAGGTCATCTTGCCGTTTTCACGCTCGGTGAATATAGCTCTGGTGCCCAGTGCCTTGCCAGTTTCGTGAGCCAGCAGAATACCGCCAGTTACAGGGCCCACCACTGTCTCAATATTGGCATCAACAAACTTAGCTGCCATGGCCTGACACAGCTTTTCTGTGTATTCAGGCTTCTGAAGTACGTTGAACTTCTCCACATAGCGCGGACTGTGAAGGCCGGAGGTCAAAAGGAAATGCCCTTCCATAATTGCACCGGTTTCCAGAAGCATATCCTCTACTTCTTTTTCTGTAAGAGCTTTTAATTCTGCCATTATTTTACACTCTCCATTTCTTTAATTATAGCTTCTGCAGCTTCCTTTGGATCCTGAGCTGCCCGAATAGGACGGCCAACCACCAGATGGGTAGCACCATTTTTCAGTGCTGCTTCGGGAGTTGCAATTCGGCTCTGGTCGTCAATGCTGGCTCCCGATGGGCGCACCCCAGGAGTGATAATGAGAAAATCCGGGCCACAGGCCTCACGAATTGCTGCGGCTTCCTGAGGAGAAGCCACCACTCCATCAAGGCCAGCTTCCTTGGTGAGCTTGGCCAGACGAACCACCTGCTTGCGAATCTCACACTGCATACCAAGGCCCTGCCAATCCTCCTGATTAATGCTGGTCAGTATGGTCACAGCAATCAGCTTGGGGCATGGAATCCCCATTTCCTCAGCCTTTTTGTGAACTCTTTCTGCCGCTGTCTTCATCATGGTAAAACCGCCGGAGGCATGAACATTCATAATATCCGCCCCCTGTACCATGAGAGAGCAAAGTCCCTCAGCCACAGTGTTTGGAATATCGTGGAGCTTCAGGTCCAAAAAGATATTCTTGCCCTTCTCTTTAAGGTAAGAAATGACCTTGGCTCCCTCGCTGTAGAAAAGCTCCATGCCTACCTTGTAGTAGCTGACACTGTCACCAAGAGTATCCACCAGCTTCTCCACATCCTCAAATTTATGAAAATCAAGGGCTACAATCAAACGATTATCTGCCATTTTTCCTCCTTAAGCTAAATCATAACCTCCACCAACATAGTCTTGAATAGCGAGGCTATATACAAGGCGGCGCTCCCGCATGAACTCCAGTACATTCAGTACCTCCCAGGCGGTATCCAGTGAAGTGAGACATGGAATAGCATGCTCCACCGTAGCACGACGAATCTTAAAACCATCGTGTACTACGCTCTTGCCCTGATTCTGGGTCATGGTGTTGATTACCATGTGAATACGGCCCTTCTTGATCTGCTGGATAATGTCCACGCTGCGTTCATGCATCTTGCCCACTACCTCAACATCAATGCCCATAGACTTAATGGCCTTGGCACTGCCGGCAGTAGCCACCAGCTTAAAGCCAAGCTCAGAGAAGGCCTTGGCCAGTTGCTTCATTTCGTCCTTATCCTTGTT